TTTCTGCTTATGATGGTAGAGATGATGATTTAAGCGATATAATTACTGGTCGTTATCCTGAAATGATGACTTCTGGAGAAATAGGTTGTGTTACGTCTCACCTTAAAGCAATTAAACATTGGTATGATACTTCAGATAGTCCATATGCAATTATTATGGAAGATGACTGTAATTTAGATTTAGTTAAGTATTGGAATTTTACTTGGCAGGATTTTTTTGCAAACATTCCATATGATTGGGACGTAGTTCAAATTGCTATTATTTGTACTGGAGATATTCACGTTAAATTGCACAAAAGATTTGTTAATGATTTCTCTACTGCTTGTTATTTAATTAATCGTCACCATGCGGAAAAACTTTTGAAATTTCATATAAAGGGAAATAAATATCGTCTTGATAATGGAGTTAAGCCACGTCCTGTTGCTGATGATTTGATTTATAATTCAGGTAATACTTATTCAATTCCACTTCTTCTTTATAGAACAGAATTGGGATCTTCAATTCACCCAGAACATATTGATATGTACCATAAAGCAAATTTTCAAGCTTTAAGTCAGTTCTGGGAACAAAATGGTGCAAGTGTAGATATTAAAGAATATATGAATTATGATCCGTATATTGGAAGAATAACTGAGAATTCTTCAAAACAATGATCCCTTGACATAAAATCCAATATCAACTATACTAAATAAGTACTTAAGAATTCTGTTGTAATTCTTAATAATCTAAATGTCGTTTAGTACTAAAACACTTTTATGAAACTCAAACAACTGATGCTTGCACCTGTTGCTCTGGGAATGGTTGCTCCTGTTGCTGCGAATGCCGCAGATCTTAATATGGCAGCAGTCAACCAATACTCTTCTGAGCAGGTCACAAGCGTCACTCAATTCTCTGATGTGCAACCAACCGATTGGGCATATCAGGCACTCAGCAACCTCGTAGAGCGTTATGGTTGCGTTGCTGGTTATCCTAACGGCACCTTTGGCGGTGCTAAGGCAATGACCCGTTATGAGGCAGCAGCACTTCTCAATGCTTGTCTGGATCGTGTAACTGAAGTTACCGATGAACTGAAGCGTCTTCAGGCAGAATTTGCACAAGAACTTGCAGTTCTTCGTGGTCGTGTAGACAAACTGGAAGCACAAGTCACTACACTTGAAGCACAACAGTTCTCCACCACTACCAAACTGCGTGGTGAAGCAAACTTTGTTCTTGGTGGTGTTGATGACTACCAAACCAAAGGTGGTGATGTAACTCACACCGCATTCAACTACGATCTGCGTCTGAACCTGGATACTTCATTCACTGGTAAGGATCTGCTCCGTACTCGTCTGCGTTCCGCTAACTTCAGCGGTGATCCTTTTGGTTCCAGTTCGTCTATCTTCAAACTGGATAAGGCAGACGGAACAACCAGTGAAGTTGGTAACAATGTAGTTATCGATCGTCTGTATTATTCATTCCCTGCGTTCAATAACACCACTACTCTAACTGCTGGTGCTCTGGTTCGTAACACTGAAATCTCTTGGATCCCTTCTGCTTATAGTTCTAAGATCCTTGACTTCTTCCAAGTTGGTGGAACTCCTGGTGTTTATAACAAGGCAGTTGGTTCTGGTTTTGGTGTTCAGTATGGCAAGAAAGGTCTTGTTGCTGGTGTAAACTATGTTGCCCAAGCAGGTCAAGATAGTACTCGTGGTGAGTTTGATCGTTCTGGTGCTCTGAATACTCTGGCACAGATCGGTTATCGTGGTGACAACTGGGGTGCTGCTTTCGGTTATCGTTATGGTACTGAAGGCACTCGTGTTCGCACTTACAATGGTCTGGACGGTGCTTCTGGTGCTCTTGCTCCTGGTCAAACCTCTAATGGTTATGCCCTGAACGCATACTGGCAACCCACTCAATCTGGTTGGGTTCCCTCCATCTCTGCTGGTTATGGTTGGAACACTGTAAGTGGCACTCCTAGTGCTGCTACCAACAGTCAGTCCTGGTTTGCTGGTCTTCAGTGGGAAGATGTATTTGCTGATGGTAACACCGCTGGTGTTGCTCTTGGACAAGCACCTACTGGCGAGAACCTTGAGAAGGCAACGATGCTTGAGATCTTCTACAAGTATCAAGTGTCTGATAACATCAGCGTTACTCCTGCTATCATCTACGGAAGTGACAATCAGCGCCTTGCTGGTAACTCTTCAAATTGGGGAGGAGTCATCCAAACTACCTTCAAGTTCTGATAACATACTCATAAGTTGAGTGAAGGCACTCCATTTTGGGGTGCCTTTTTATTGGTTAATCAAAACCTTAACCAATTCTTAGTGGACTTTAAGGTTTTCTTCTAGTATCATTACTTACGAAGTCAATTTACTTCTAACAATTTTTTATGAAACTCAAACACATTTTTGCAATTGGTCTTCTTGCTGCACCTACTGCTGCGCTTGCAGGAACGACTTTGAACGGTGCGGGTGCTACTTTCCCCGCCCCAATTTATCAACGATGGTTCCAAGATTATGCACGAACTTCTGGGAGTAGGGTTAATTATCAGTCCGTTGGTTCTGGTGCTGGTGTTCGTCAATTCATTGCGGGCACAGTTAACTTCGGAGCAAGTGACGAACCGATCAAAGCATCAGAAGCAGCAAAGGTGAAGCGTGGTGTCGTTCAAATTCCTATGGTAGGTGGAACTATTGCTGTTGCTTATAACAAGAAGGGTTGTAGTCTGAAACTTTCTCAAAAGCAAACTGTGGATATTTTTGCTGGGCGCATCAAGGATTGGAATCAACTTCCCAACTGTGGTAATGGACCTATTCGTGTTGTTTATCGTTCTGATGGTTCTGGCACCACTTTTGCTTTTACTAACTCTTTGGAAGCATTTGGTGGTTGGACTGCTGGTGCAGCAAAGGCAGTGAAGTGGCCTACTGGCATTGGATCCAAAGGTAATGAAGGGGTATCTGGAACTATCAAGAACACTCCTGGTTCTATTGGTTATGTAAACACTGGATTTGTAAAAGCAAACAAACTTCAAGTAGCAGCAATTCAAAATAAAGCAGGTAAGTTTGTTCTTCCTACCGCTGCTTCTGGTTCTGCTGCACTGAATGGTATTAAACTGGATTCAAACCTTGCTGGTGAAAATCCCAATCCTGCTGGTGTAACTGCATACCCAATCTCTACTCTGACTTGGATTCTTGCATATAAGACTGGTAATGGTGCTAATACTGATGCTATTCGTAAAGCACTCAACTATGCTCTGAGTTCAAAGGCACAATCACTTGCCGATGATCTTGGATATGTACCTTTGAGTGGTTCTATCCTCAACCGAGCACGACTTGCAGTTGGTCGTATCGGTCAATAATATACATATTGGGGAGTTGACAAACTCCCTTTTTTAGGGTATTATAATTTACGAGTTAGGAGTTTTATGTCTCTTATTTCCCAACGTGATAGAGAAGTTGCTATCGAAGCACTTGATTTTTATCTTTTTAATAAAAAGTTTGATTTTAATGAAGAGAAAATAATGGAAATTAATGCTCTTATCAATTGGATCAAACTAGAATACACGAAGAATGAAAATTAATCTGTGGTTTTGTAAAGATATGAATCAGTGGCGTTGGACATTAACCGACGATCATCGTCCAATCGTTAAACAAGAGTCTGGACAAAGAGAAAATCTTCGTGATGCTATGAATGATGTGGCAAATACTGTAGAATATCTTATGAGTCAATCTTGACTTTTTATGGGCGATTAACTCAGCGGTTAGAGTGTCTGATTTACATTCAGAAAGTCCGCAGTTCGAATCTGCGATTGCCCATTATATAAATACTTGAAAAAGTATTTGGTTACATGGAAGGTTTATATAAGTTGTTGAGTGATATTCATTCAAATCTTTTTGTATTATTTCATAAGACTTGGGTTTTTCATTGGAATGTAGTTGGTTCTGATTTCCAACAACTTCATACATTATTTGGTGAACAATATGAAGCAATGTTCGAAGAGATTGATCGTCTTGCCGAACACATGAGATTTTTGAATGTTCGTCCAGTTGGAACTCTCACAAGAATTGTGGAAGTTTCTACTGTTGGACAAGGTTCTGATATTGTTCAAGTTGATGAACTTGGACAAAGACAAATTCTTCCAGGAAAACCAATCACCAAATCTGATGATATGGTTAAAAGACTTCTTGCCGATAATCTTATCTTTTTAGAACTTTTGACGGAAGCATCTGAAGCGGCTGGATCACAGAGATCATATGCAACCGAAAATATTCTTCAAGATTTGATGGAATCTCATGGTAAGTTTGTATGGATGTTGAGATCATTTACAGAAAAAAATCAAAAAATGTCAATGGAAGATGTTTCCACTGAACAACCTCAAGAACAAATACCGTTTCAACAATAGATAATAATTAATAATTAATTATGGAAAACATAAAAATAAGATGTCGCTCCTGTGGTAAGGAGTTGGAAGGGCATCCTACGAAAACTGTGACCTGTGGTTGTCAAAATATGGCAACCATTCGTGGAGATAAGATTTCAGCAGTTGACTTATCGCAGATAGTTATGTTAAACTCTTATTATAACAAAACAAAATCTGGTGTTCTTACAAGTGAAGATATTGCCTGGCAAGAAGCAAGGCGTCAACGCAAAGTAAGAAGATTAGATTTTGAAGTCCGTTGAGGACTTTTATTGGTAGCGTGGCAGAGTCCGGTTTATTGCGTTTGTCTTGAAAACAAATGAGGGTAACACCTCCACTGGTTCAAATCCAGTCGCTACCGTTTACAAATATTACAAAGTTTTAGATTTTCTTAATCTATATTTGTGTATCAACACAAACTTGACATAGTAGAAATACTCACTAGCATAATTAGTAGTATTCAACCCAAATCATATGGATCAACACACCTACGAAAACTGGGTGAAGATCAAGGAAACTTTCGAAGCTTCTGGAAATCTAGACAATATGTTTTACAAAAGAGCAGTTGAAATTGTTAAAACCAGAAGAGACCCTCTGGCAAAATTTCTTGGAGATGAGAAATGATGCACGAAAATGATGAGTTTGTGAGTAGGTATGAAGTTCAGGAGATGATTGATGCTGCTATACGAAGGCACAATCGGAATGCTTCCATTATTTCTATGTGCGTTGGTTGGGTTGTTCTTGCTTTATTTGCTGAGGGACTTTTAAGACTTGTAGGTGTTATTCCTCCCATATTCCCATGGTTAGACATTACCCTGAAATAATAGGAATTATTTTCCTTTTAGTATTTGCTGGCACTATGTTTTATCAAGGCACTTGTATCATGAAAGGTCAAAGAGGATATTCACTCAGAGACTATATGAAGCAAGAAAGTTTCAGTATGCGTAAAAGACTAGAAGAACTTTTAAAGGACAAATGATAAGTTTAACAGAAGAAGATTTGCAAGAATTACAAGAAATAGTTTTGAAACAAAAAATGATTGAATTATTTGAAGAA